CATAATGCTTCTAGTAAGTAATTCATATTAATCCCTTATAAAATCAGAGGGGTCTGGGTCTGGTAATATTCCTCCTATCATAAGAGCAAATATTAGAATTATACAAATTAAATCAATCATTCTTATTTTCTCTCCTATAATAGTCAATCATATCGTTCCATCTCCAAAACATCTTTGTTTTATGTTCCCAAAACCAACCTCTATGCTTGTGTTCTTCTAATTTATACTGACTAACATGGTATCTTCTACCCCATGCGTCAGTTGTGTATGCAAATTCTGTCATACTTTTTTAATACCTAAAACAAAATTCTCTGCAGCATTTTCTGCGTACATTTCTCCATGTCCTCTATAAAATTCAGTTTTAAGCAATTCTCCATTTTTATAAAGTCGACAACCCCAATTGTTATCAATCTTTATCACATCAGCTCTCCTATCCCCATCTACATAGGTAGTATAAGCTGTACTGTCTTTTTCAAATTTCATCTTTTCCTGTGACTCCTCGTGCAAATCCTTTTATAAATTTATCTTCTTCAAATAAAAAAGAATACACAACAAAAGGGAATGCAACACAAAAAATAAGTAGCACTACAAGAGTGCTAAGTATCGGTTTTTGCACTAATATATTATTAGGTGTTGTAGCTTTTATTACTTTATAACTAGGATAATATAATGTCGCCATTGCAACTACTACTCCCGAAAAGTATGCTACTAAGATTAAGTCCCACATGATTTTTCATTTCCTTATAAGTATTTTTGTAAATGTCGTAGACTTCCAACTTCATAAGCTAGGGCGCTGCCCCAATATCCTGTTCTCGAACCATCAAGCCAAGGAAAAAATGTTTTAGAAGTATCGCATGGCTCTAGTATAAATACTTTATAGCATTTAGCTCCATACTTATCTTCATAATTTACACACTGCGTTATGTTCCCATAACAAGCATATCCCCCTCTTTCTGACTGATACTTTTGCGTAATTTCATCTTTAATTATCGCAAATTTATTATGTCTAGGATACCATACTTTTTCATTGTATTCAAACTCTTCGGCTACACATTGTTCAGGTAGCATGGCATTTCTCATGCCTGCCCAGTCTGATTCTGCTAATTTTTGAGGCACTCCAAGTCTTTCTATAATTGCTTTGACAAAGGCAGCTGAACGATATATTCTATCAGCAATAGTTGATATATTATCGCCCTCTATGTAAGATTGAACTACCATTCGTAGTTCATCTTCAGTTGCACCTTTACCTTTATTTTGTGCTTTCCTTATAGCACGAAATTCTTGAGTATCTCTCCAATCATCTATGATTTTTTGAAGTCTGGTCGTGTTATACCTAATATTCAAAATATCACAGGCTTCTCTCTTAGTTATTGGTTTTTCTTGTCCTAATAACCCAACTACTTTTTGTATGTTAGTGTCTGATAAGTTCTCATGTGATTTACTTCTTATCGCCACTTATCTACCTCATGTAGAGATTTTGTTTCATCTATATTTTCACCTAATAAAATAATAGCATAGTGAATAATTTTTAAAAGGTCATCTTGGTTTTTTCCATTCTTTTTCCCATATCTCTGGGCATATTTTATTATATTACCAATGCAAAACCCTTCTCCATGTCCGCAGTCAAAAACAAATTCTGTTGTTTGAATTTTATTCTGCGAGTAGTGTTTATCATAAGTTTGCACTATATGATTTGTTACTAAGTTTAGTACTTTATCTTCGTTAAACTTATACTCCATCTTCCAGCACTTCTACTAAATTAGAATAGCCTCCGATTTTCTGTCCATTGTATATTACTTGTGGAAAAGTCCTAGCTGTAGGAAACTCTTTCATAAATTCTTGAGCAGTATAATCTGTGCCCATCATTTTATATTCTACATTGCATTTCTTACTTTCTGCTAGTTGTTTTGCCATTTTGCAATAGCCACAATTTTCTTTACTATATATTACTACTGTATTAATCATGTAATCATTCCAAAGTTGTTTCACTTCTTACCCTGCTGTTATTCTTCTATCTGTCCATGCTAAGCCTTCGTCCCACCAGTCAGGTTGTTCTCGGTGTGACCAATTAGCAAAAGTTGCTTTATCTGTATGATAATACAACCTGTAGCTACCGATGACATCATCTTCATCTTTGAGTTCATCAGGCATAGCCATTAAAAAAGGAGTGAGTCCATTTCTGGGCATATTTTTCGGTTCTGGCAGTTTGTTGATTACTTCAACCACTGATTTGTGTAATTTGCCATATCGATAATGGTATTCATCGTTAAGTGCATTTGCGTAGCAATGAACCCACTCAAAATTATCCAATGATTGTCTAGTCCATATTGTGCATGGGTGGTTATACATCATTGGCAAGTATGGAGTTAGAGGTCGTTCCTCTAAGGGTAAGTGCTTAATAGCAGCTTTCTCTTTGTTTAGCACTTCTCGCTCTTCAGCATTAAGTGCGCGAGGAACATGACCTAACATTTCATCTACCCATATTGCCGTGCAAAGCAACTGAGCTGCTTCTAACGGCATCTTAACTATGTGCTTGTCAACATGATATTGAGCGCACTTGTCTAAATCTTCGTCTAGGTAGAATAAATTCATTTATCTCCAACATTTGTATTGTGGACAAAGTCCATCTTCGTCTAAAGTGCTACAACAAATGTGGCACTCTGTTTCTTCATCATCAAAAAAGCGAGTAGACTCTACCTCGTTTGAGGCGGTTCTACTCGCTTGTATTTCGTCTTTTTCATTTTTCATATAGTATATTATATAAAAAATTTAAGCAAAAGTCAAGAACTATTTTTATTTACTACCAAAGGCCTTGCCAGCCTCACTGATACCAAATGCTCCCAATGTTACTATAACGAATGAAGTATAGATGGTATCTGATATTACCAAGTCCTGACCTAAAAATGCAGTCACTAAATCACATACACCAAATACTGTCATTAAGAAGAAGGAAATAAAACCAATGATTGCTTTCTCATTTATGTCATTATCATCTAAGAATAAATCCATAAATTTACGTTTGCCAGGTTTCATTCTGGCTCGGTCTTGTTTCATCTTCTCAATCAAGTCTTCCGCTGCGTCGAGTTTATCAACTAGCTTCATATACTTTTCAAGGTCTATCTGAACTTCGTTTCTGCTATTATCAGCTACCGTTTCTGCCATTATTTATCCTTTGCTTTACCGACATTGAGTGCTACCCAGTCTAAGACCCAGTAGGCTTTCTTTACCCAGCCGTCGTCCTTTGGTGTAGGTGTAAGCGCTGCTATTAAAGATGCGCCCATTACTAAATATGGAATCACCACTATCCATCTTATTATCCATTCGAAAAATTCTAACATTTTTCTCTCCTTTTGCTCAAGCGAGCCTTTTTCCTTATTAGGAAAGTTTTTCTAGAGGAACATACTTTTGGATTGTGTTTATTTGTATGTCCTCCATTTTTTGAAACTCTATATCATAGCAGAGAATTTTATCGCCTTCTTGACTTTTCATTGACAAAGGCATAAAACTATCATGTAAAGTATACTCTCTACTATAGATTTTATTACTTTTTAAACTTTTAAATTCAATTAGAACTATACCTTGTTCTAATACACTAATTAGTTTTTCACTATCTATCATTTGTTTTCTAACTGCTCTATTCTTTTAATTAAATCTGGATATGCTTCAAACTCGTGAAGCTCTTTACATGGGTGTGAGTTTGACTCTAATTCTATTACTCTATCTTCTAATTCTTCACACCAATCTTCTACATCTTCAAAGCGCATTTGCGCTGCTGGGTTCTTTTCAAACCAACGCGAATCGTTGTGTAGACCCCATAAACTAATTAGGTTCTTTATCCACTGAAACATCTTCTGTAGTTACCTTTCTATAATATACTACCACATCTTTTAGTTCTGTAATATATCTTTTTAATTCTTGCATATTATATGCCATTGTTTCATAATCTGGAATAGTCATTGCAAGAAATACTAATTCTCCTTCTTGTGCTTCGATTATAGCAAATTGTTCTTCAAAGTTCTCTGGTGTAATAGTTAGCCATTGAACTTCTCTTAAATCTATTTCACGAGGCATGATAGGTTGAACTATCTTCCTTTCTATTGGTTTCGCACTTACTTCTATCTGTTTAGTCGGCAGTAGACTGCAATTGGAGACCATCATCGAGGTCATCAACAATAACGCTGAGTTTTTCGATGTCTTCCATAATATGTTTTGTTCCATTATTTATTTTCCTTTGCATTTCAACTGGGTCGCCCATTATTTTAGCACTCAGTTCATAGTTTCTTATAAATTCTGAATATCTATTCAGTTCTCTTTGTGCAGCTTGACTTTTTACTGTCATTTCATTTAGCTGCTGTGTTTGTAGTGTGAAATCATTTTGTAATGTTTCTATTGCTTCTTGTTGGGTAGCGAGTGCTCCCTCTAATGCAAGATTATTTGCTTTAAGCGTAACATTCTCTTGATAAAGCCAATAACTTCCTAGTCCTAATACTAATATGATTCCTATCAAAAATTGATTCATTACATCTCCTGTATTTTATAGTTGAGCCCTTCTGCTCCTCGTATTTCTACTACTTCTTTGTCATCAGTTTTGAACTTTAAATACTTTTCTTTTTTAGTATAGAATTTACGCACGATAAACTCTTGGTCATCTGCGTCGCCATATGTCGAATTATAACTTACTATAAGTCGATATCTTGTCCTGAATAGACTTACTATCCAGTTCCAAATTTCCTTTATCTTGTTCACTTTGTAATATTCCTATAAATTCTTCAATGTATTCTTCTAAAGTCATTCCTCTTTCAGCCGCGTGTTTTCCTGCTGCCATGAGCAAATGGTTTGGTATGTTTAATTTTATTCCTTTTTTGTCCTTAGACATTAGTCCAATCTTCTCCACAAAATAGTAATGATTCTGCTTCTCTTCTTCTGATTAAGCCGTCTAAGACTTGCCCACCTGCTTTATTCCACCTTTTTATTTGTGCTGGCACTTCGTCATATTCTCCTGCGTTTAGCACTTTTAAAAGTGTTGAGGCTTTAAGATTAGCTGGGCCGAGATTGTATACCCATGATACTAGGGCATCAAACTGGTTTTGTGATAAGTTTACTTTTACAAGGTCTTTTATGTATGATTCATACTCCTCAAGCTCTACTTCTAACATATGTTCTGCGTGAGATTGACTCCACGAATCACCAGGCTGCACATCTTTTGTATGTCCATAACCTATAGTCCAAACTCCTGCTGGACATTTGTATGCGTCTAGCACACAACCTTCAAATTTTTTAATTAAACCTAAGCCTTCTGCTGATATATTCATATTATTGTTTTTCCTAAATAAGAAGTGCCTCAGAGCGAGGCACTTACTAGTTTGACAGTCTATACTAAAGATGATATGCTGTAAAATAACACACCCCCTACAAAAAATAATAAGGTTGTATTCGTAACTTTATCACATAAACTCCCATCTTCGCATATACTCTGTCCTATTTCAATTAATGTTTCCACTATCTATCTCCAAGATTTTCCTCTTAGAGTTAGGAGTCCTAGACAGAGCGATTGTCAGTAACCCGTCTTGTAGATTAACTTTGTCTACTTGTAAGTCTGGATTAAGAATAAATCTTCGTTCAAAAGATTTCAAACTTAAACCTTGATGAACAAATTTTTCGTCCACCTCTAGTTTTTGCTCTTTTTTCCCTGCGATATGAAGTTCCTCGCCATCGGCAATTAACTCCAGTTCTTCTTTCTTCCAACCTGGCACTGCGACTTCAATACGATAGTTGCCCTTATTTTCGATTACATTATATCTTGGGTAGCTAGTTTCCGTGTAAGACGGCATACTAGGCATATCCAAACCAAGCCAAAATTTACTTAAATCAATACTCATGATATTTTTCTCCTTAACCCTTTTCGGTATTAATTGTCTACCCTCTCGGTGTAGACGCGTTAAAATAATGGATAGAGCCCTCTACCCATTACATATATTATACTAAAATTTTCACCTAATGTCAAGAATTATTTTTCTAATCTTCTTCGAAATCTATGTGTCCTTGATGTTTCATATAATCTAGAGTAATACCAATCCCTTCCTTTTTACCAAAGTAATAAGCGAGACCAGTAGCACCTGCTAAGAATATTAAATAGGCGAAATCTACATTTGTTATTAAATTTTCCATTTATATATTATACCAAAATGAGAACCTCTTGTCAAGTTATTTTTTCAACAATCTTAAAAATAATTCTTGACTTTTGCTCTTGGATTTAGTATAATATATAAATGAAAATAATAAATATGATTTTAACTTTGATTTTTGTATCAAGTTGTAGTTTGCTGGACGAAGTAAATTGGTCTCGATTTCCTGAGCCAATCACTACTCCAGAGCCAGAACCAGTGCCTACTCCGACACCAAGTCCGAGTCCCGCACCAGAACCAACTCCTGCACCAGTCACAACAACTACTTCTACAAGTAGTAGCACTGTAACAGAGTCGATAACAACTACAACTACTGTAGGAACAACTACTTCAGGAACTACATCAACAAGCAGTAGCACTACTACTGGCACATGAGTAGATTAGTCGAGGGTTGGACAAACAAAAGAAAAAGAAAAAGATGGTCAGACAAGGAACGAAACTATTTGAAAAAGAACTATAATGTTTTGCCTCTTGTTGAAATCATAGAAGAACTGAATAGAACACATAGTTCAATAGTTTCACAAATTAACTACTTACGAGCGCGTGGGTGGACATTTAAAAGGAAAAAAGATGAATGACAATGTAATAGACTTTCCTCGAAAGAAGAAAGCAGACAAACAAACAGAACAACTAATGGAAGCACTTATTACAGAGTGCTATAAACTTGGTATTAATACGCACAATCCAGACTTTGCGTTTGATATGGCTTGGGTAAAAACATTTCTTCAAGCTACTGTCGATAATCAAAACAACCTTGCGAATGACCTCTGTCGCCTCACTAGAGCTTCAGGGGTTCCATGCCAAAAATAGTCATTAAAAATATGTCTTTTGAAAAAGCACTTCGCATCTTTCGAAAGAAAGTAGAAAAGGCAGAACTCAAAGACGACCTTCGTAAGAAAGAATACTACGAAAAGCCAAACTGGAAACGAAGAAGAAAACTCAAGTCAGCGATAAAAAGAAATGAACGAGAATTAGCAAAGGAACAAGCCTACTGGAATGACTATCGTAGGGTCATACGAGGTAAAAAATAACATCTTTTTACTACTCATTTTCAAAAAATAAAAAATTTTATCATCAGTTCGACCTACTCCAAAACCATAAATCATACCCCTCCAAAAAATAAATCTTGCATTTTTGATAAAGTTATGGTATAATATACATATTAATTATGATAATTAAGAAAATTATAAATCATCACTCTTCTCGCGAATCTCGCTTATCGTGTATTAAATACAAAGAGAGCTCGTTGCGTAAGCATAAGAGCTCACCTTTTAATATTACGATTTAGCGAGAGAGATTACGATATAACTATTCTGTTATATCATCAACTAATGAAAAGTAAAGAGATTCGCATTTACTTCTTCATAATTCCAACTTTCAAAACAAATTTACTACAATTGCGTCCAATTCGCCGATTATTTTTCGACTATTTACTTTATCGGTTATATAAAATTTACTTGAAATTATAAGGGTATATATGCAAATTACTCCTAGTTAGAATAGACTCTTTGGGGTCAGAGCGACCCCGCTGTTAGTCTTTAGGTTGTGGAACTTTTATATTTTTTACACTTGTAGTAAATCGAAAGTCTTTATCTTGTAAAGTAATAATCATTCCCAATTCTGGGTGTAGTCGTGGTTCTTTTTCAACATACCACCATTTTCCATATCTTTCGATTACTTCTCGAGTCTTGCTAGTATTCTCTAGTAATTCTACTATTCTTCCTACCCAAGCACTCATAACTTTTCTCGTAGTGTATTTCTCAACAGTTTTAAATCAGCTTTCGGTGATTTTTCCAACCCCGCTATAGTTCCTTCAACCTCTATCAACTGTGCGATCTCTTCCACAATTTCTTTTTTAGTTTCAGGGTCTTCGCCTGTTTTTGTTTTGTAGACAGTCTTTTTGTAGACGCCTTCTCTACTTAGTTTTCCAATGATAGATTTTATACTTTTATCTAGGGTCTCAGCTAGGTTTTCTACTGTTTCTCGACTAGGGTTTCTAGTATATTGTTCTTTCATTAGCTCTACTTGTTCTTCTGTATAGTTCACACTCATATTATTTCTCCTAAATCTCCTGTGTGGTCAATATCATTCATTTCTTTCTCGAATATATTCACAATATCCGACACAAATTCATAGGCAAGACCAAAATCATTCGCTATTTTATTAATAGCTTGTGTTTTAGTCATACCCATATCTAATACGAACTTTTCATAGTCCTCTTCAATTTGCATTTTTATTGTTCTTGCAAAAGTTGTTTCAGTTGTTTTCATTACTTCTCCAAACATTGTCAGCATTTGCTCTTTGATATGCCTCTATCAAATCATCTCCTCTCAATAGTCTGCCAAAAATGTGAATAATTTTTCCATTTTGTTCTCTTACTATTGTTCCATTATTGTAGGTTGTATCACAAACACTACCATTATCAGTATCTTCGGGTCTAGTATCATAGCACAAACTCTTTAATCTATGCACATGAATATGTTGAACTCCGTTAGCCCATTTTTCAGCTTCTAACAAAAGTCTTTGTCTTTCTACTAAATGCTTTCTTTCGGTCATAGGTGTTGTAGCCTCCCTATTTCAAAGTATTGATATACTACTTCGTCTACATACTGTTGAGGCTCCCAGTCTTCTCCACGATATGTTGAGTGTTTATACTTAATAGGATATACTTCCCACCACTCAAACTCTTGCTCATCATCAAAACCAAATGCCTCTCTTACCATGTTGGTAAGGTCATCTCCATCTTCTTCATCTATATCGACAATGATTTCTCCATTTTCGGTATAAAATTCAGCAACACCTATAAAGTTTCTAAATTCATCTTCATATGTTAGTTTTGCACTTACTTCACTTCCTTCAATATCTACTATATACTGACATAGATTTTCTACTAAAGGTATGATTGGGCTCCAAGCGGAGTGTCCACTAAAGAAACAGCCGTCAGCATCATAATCATCACAGCTAACCCATTTAGCGCCCATGTTGTTGCAACCCCACATATACCAATCATCTTCATCATATTTAACTGGATATATAGGTAGTTCTTGCAATTCATAGGATATCCACTTCATTTCTCCATTTTCTGTTTTGCACTTATTCATTAGTTTTTCTACTAATGCACTTTGTTCCTTGTTTACATCAAGCGAACAGTTAAAATATACATGGTTTGCCATTATTCCTCCTTAACAAAAATGCCATCTACCATTTTGCCCTTGCGGTCTTTTATATCGTTGTATGCGACCTCAAGGCATTGTTGTAGGCTTAGTCCTCGCCTCAACATGATGTTAATTAATATTACTAATATATCGCCAATATCATCAGCAATATCATTTCCTCGGCACACATTATCCGATAGTTCTCCTACTTCTTGTATTAGTTTTAGCACTTGGTCTTTTTCTGTGCTACCATGAATTAAGTTTCTATCGTGGTGCCATTCTCTTATGCTTATTATAAGCTCATTGATTTCTTTCACTTTATTACTCCTTTACTGCGTAGGTATTCTACTGATATCCAGCCAAATACCCAATTAATTGACAAGGGCAAATCAGATGACCTTGCATCAAGTGTGCCCTTCTTCTTACTCATCAGGAATTCCTCCCTCTACTTTGAGTAATTTTTTCAAATCATTCAATATATTCTCGTAATCTTTGGTAAGAACTCCTAATTCTATGTTTAACTGGTCAATTTGTAGAACCAATGTTTGCATATCTTCATCACATAGTTGTAGCAAATGCTTCAATCTTGTGATTTCTTGTTGCCTGTATTTAGTGCCAGTTCTTTCTAGCTTTCTAGGAAACTTTATTACATTATCTTTTTTATCTTCAGCCATACTTGTTGTTATCGTTATCGTTAAAATACATATAGATAAGGAACATACCTACTAGAGCTACTACTGTAAAATCCATAAGCTGTTCCTCATTTATACTTAATATCTTCGTGCGTAGCTACTAACCACACACAAAGAGTGAAAATTATGCCAAACAAAAAACCTAAGAATATTTGTTCGGCTTCCATTATGTGCACGCCTCACATACTTCATCGAGCATATCCCAATTATAGTCTTTGTGCATAGTAATTTTTACTACACGCTTGTTGGGTTGTGCTACTGAATAGTCAAGATTTATGCCATTCTTTTGAAGAATGTTAATGCGTCTTTTAAATTGTCTGTATTCTTCCTGTGGAAGCCTTACAGTAAAAGGGGCTTTTAATATTTCATCTGCCATTAGTTTAGCTCTCCTTTTAATAATTGAGGATTAGCACTATAAAAATCTTGCAACGCCTCTAAGGTTCTTGGTATTTGTGTGCCATCAGGCATTTCGTATACCAACTTTACGCCTCTACGAACAAGCTCATTTCTAAACTTTTGTTTATGTTTTGGCTTCGTTCTATCACTATTAATCGCATCAAGCAGAGTTTGATTTGTTTCTTGCTTTAAGTAGTAATGCTTATACATTTTACACTTTTGGCTATCAGTAGACATACGCCTACCTCTTGCGTCTTTGCGATATACTCTTTCACTTTCTTTAAATTTTGCTGGCATTTTTCCTCCTTTCTAGTTCAGCTTTTATTTCGTTTTTATACTTGTGCGTAGGGAACTTTTGTAGAATTAATACTAAGTGCTTGTCTGTAAATGTTTCGCACTCAGTAAGCTGATACATAAATTCCTCACGCTTTGTTTTAAAATGTTTGGGGTAATATTTATACCTACCCCAAGCGTTACCTACGCGCGTTTTCAATATAGTCTCTCACTCGGTCTAAATAAATCTCATAGTCCGCGTCTGATTCTACATCATTGTATGCGTAATCGATAGCATCAAGTAAAGTTCGCTTAGGAATATTACTATATCTATCGTCGTCAGCATACAGCTGAATGTTTTCTTCTACTTCTTGAATATCAAGCACGCCATAGATTTTACACTCGTAGAACTTCTCTACTGCATTTAACGCCTCCCACAAACTATGGGTGTGAAAAAACAGCAAGCCATCATCTGTGTCTTGCTGTTCGTTTTTATACTTGCTTAGTTTTGCCACTAGCTTGCCCCTTTAACATAAGTTCTTACTGTGCCGACAACACTTGGTGTTGAAAATTCGCCATCAGGCCCACCTTTCCATGTTGGATAAGCGCCTTTCCAGTAGTTGCACTTTTCCCTACGCGTAATTTCTTTGCGTATTAGTTTACCCATTGGGGTTTGCTCTTGGCGTCTGTCTAATAAATCGACATTATCCATCTGCATAACTGCTAAATAATTTTCATCAATCTTCGCCACTATAATCCTCCTTATGCTTCTGTTTGCGTTTGTATTTAGTTTTATCTCGAAAAGAAATAGCTCGAACAAATTCTCGGGCATATTTCGCCACTAAATTTCTTCGTTTCTTTTTCTTTTTCATACATATATTATACAGGATTTTGAGGTCTGTGTCAAGAACTATTTTAAGATTAGCTTCAAAATTTTGACGTGAACTTGCTAGGAAGCAAAAAGAAAGGGGCAGAAAGCCCCCTTCAAAATACGACAGCTATCTAGAGTTGCTGAAGAAACCTGTTTAAGTAGGTTTTACACTTACGCTGTACACTATGACTTTCACATGGTTGTATAGCGATTACCCATACGCCCTCTATGTCTTGCCGTTTCATTCTGTGCTAGGCATTTTCTTCCTCTATTTCTTCGCCAATACTTCCGAGGTGGCGAACAACAGTGACTTTATGGTTATTCTCTGCTTTTCATATTAATCATAAGCTAAAGGTAGGTTGGAATTTACTTACTGGCGATTACTTCGAAACTTTCGCCATGCCTACACCCCTCTTTAGTCCAGCTTATGCGTC